GTAAATCATTGTCGACTGACGGCTTGATGACCTTGCTCATGAACATCCAGTGTTCGAGCACTCAAATCAACCTGCTCACGAAAGATGATGGTCTTCGCTCAGCCAACATTCAGCGTCTGAAAGACATTGACATGGAGCTGCCGCACTACCTGCGTCAACGCACCAAAGACGACATCAACAACACGGAAATGCTTTCTGTGAAAGCTCTGAGGAATGTGTACAAAGCGCACGTCCCTCAGAAATCTCCGAAGATGGCTCTGAACGTGGGTCGGGGTTTGACCTCTCCGATCTTCCACATTGACGAAGGACCATTCCAATCGAACATCGAGATCTCTTTGCCTGCTGCTTTGGCTGCAGGCACTGCTGCTCGTGATGAAGCTCGTTTGAACAAACAGCCCTATGGTGCTATCTTCACAACGACGGCAGGTAAGAAGGACGACCGCGATGGTCGCTACTGCTTCAAGCTGGTGAGTGAAGCTGCTGAATGGACTGAACTGTTCTTTGATTGCAAGAACGAGGAAGAACTCGAACAGATGGTGCGTCGCAACAGTCGCTCGAGCAAACAAAACCCAGACGGTGTGTACAGCGTGAACATCACGATGAACCATCGCCAGTTGGGTAAAGACGATGCATGGTTGCGTCGCGCTATTGAAGGTGCTAAGGTGTACGGTGAAGACGCTGACCGCGACTTCGGCAACATCTGGACTTCTGGTAACGCCACTCATCCGCTGCCTCTGAAGACACTCGAAGTGATTCGTGCCAGTGTGCGTGAAGTCAATCACACGACAGACTCCCGAATTGGTGGCTTTATCACACGGTGGTACATTCCACAAGAAGGCAAAGACAGGTACTTGGCTGAGAACAAGTTCGTCATGTCCATGGACACGAGTGATGCTTCCGGTGGTGACGATATCTCGCTTTTGTTGACGAACGTCAAAACAGGTGAGACAGTAGCTACTGGTACTTACAACGAAACCAACCTGATTGTGTTGGCTGAGTGGATCTGCAAGGAATGGATTGAGAAGTACGAGAACATCTTGGTTTGTATCGAGCGTAAGAGCTCCGGTGTGGCCATCTTGGACTTCTTGCTTCTGATGCTGCCTCCAAAGCGGATCGATCCTTTCAAGCGACTGTTCAATCGCATTGTCAACGATCGCGAAGAAGATCCAGAGCGTTACAAGGAAATCTTGATCCCTGTGGGTCAACGTCCTCAAGACATCTACGTCCGCTACAAGAAAGCATTTGGCTTTGCAACAGCAGGCACTGGTGTTACGAGTCGTACGGAACTCTATTCGACCACGCTGCAAAACGCAGCCAAGCGAGTGGGTACCAAGGTCGCAGACATCACCACCATCAACCAAATCGCTGGCTTGGTGACCCGCAACGGTCGAGTCGACCACGAAGTGGGTCAGCACGACGATATGGTCATTGCTTGGCTGTTGAACTTCTGGCTGCTCTCGCAAGCCAAGAACTTGTCTCACTACGGTATCTCTCCTGGTGAGATCTTGGCAAACGCTGTCGAGCGTGGCAGCATGACGGTTGAAGAAACCTACGACATGCAGCAACAGTCTTTAATTCGTCAAGAGATGGAGCAAATCTATGCTCAGCTCAAGAACACCAAAGACGAGTACGCTGCTCAGCGCCTGGAGATGAAACTCAGCCATCTGGACAAACAGCTCATCTTGCAAGAGCATGAGAAGTTCTCTGTGGATGACTTGATTCGTTCCATTCGTGAAGAACGTCGCAAAGTGAAGGTGAACAACTCTTACTCACAAGGTAGCAACACCAGCAGCTTTGTTGATCGTTACTACGGTTATGCAGGTGCCAACCACTTCCAGCCGTACAAAGACCCCATGAAGGTCTTCTAAGCAGACAGCATAAGCGAGCACTAGGGCAAGGTCTTTTGGACCAGCCCTAGTGCTCTGCACTTATGCTCTTTGGATTTGAATTGTTCAAAGTTGTTTATTCAGTTGGTACAAACAGAGGAGCTCGAGACAATGGAGAATTGTTATCCACTCTGAGTCTGGCAATCAAGATGTCCAGATAAGCTTCCACGAGTTTCTTCCTCAAGACTGTCCTGCCTACAAAGGACGGCACAATCATTGGCAAGTACACAGGCTGCCTGATGGCATCCTTGAGTCTTTGATGAGCGTTGTCTCCCACCACAGCAAACAATTCATAGCAGGACGTGTCGTAGTTCCTGACATAAAAGCGTCTGTGATAGACGCGATAGCGAATCTCCTTGCAATAGATGTTGAGTTCAAAGCCTTGAATCGAATAAGCTTTCAGACCACCGAGGTCGATCTTTTCGTTTCTGAGCAACTTAATGCGTCTGGGTCCTCTGAAGGACAAATACGCACTGTAGAGCATTCCTAGGAAGCCCTGGACGAAATATAGCACGTTCACTCCTGTCGGATTACTCCCACTGATCTTGTTTTAGTCTATAAAAGCTGTACAGAAAATAAGGCGACATAACTCCCAGAGCCACCGCTGCAGCTCTGGGAGTATGCTTCTTAGCCACCGTAGTGGTGAGAGGTGTAGGCACGCAGCACAATGTACAGCAGCAGCCCAGTGCGCACACTGGAGATCACACTGTCGTTCTTGGTGGTGGTGGCTGAGCGAACAACACGCTCAGCAGTTTCACGCAAGTCAATGAGTTCAGAATCAGTAGAGCGAGAGCTCATGTAGACCCCTCTCAAGCGAGAGAGCAAACCCAGCAAGTCTGTGGTGTGCTTCACCAAAGTCCGGTTGTCAGACAGGTAAGAGAAGCTGTGCACCAAGGTCTTGTCGATCAAGTCCTCAATGTCTTTCGAACCAGCAAAGCGGTAGTTATGGCAACACCACTCCAAGGTATCGATCAAAAGCTTCGGAGGCATTGTGTGCTGCAAATCCGAAATCACCTTGATCAACTCATCCTTGATGAACGAGTTCTTGTCGCTGATGATGGAGTGCAGGTAACGAGCATATCCTTGCAGGCCTTTGTTCTTGTCTTTGAGGATCGATTCACCATCGAGCTCAACCATCGAGCTCGACACAGCAATGCGGATACCCTTTTTCTTGGTATCGTCAAGAACTGCATAGATGTTTTTCATCATGTCTCGAATACGACCTTGAGAGTCATTGATCAAGTACACGATATCCAAATCGTTCTCAAAGTTCATGAACGTGTGGTAGTGGATGCTGTTGCGATCCACCATGGCCAAGCTACGACCTCGCAGCGTGGCATACCAAGATCCATACTGCTTGAGCAAGAACTTGTTGGACAAACGGTTGTAGGTGGCTTCTGCCAGCTCAGGATCAGCAGGATACTTGTAGTAGTGATGCAGCAAGCTCGTCAAGAACCGGAAGTTCATCACCAAAGCACAACCCACAGCGGCCTCTTGCTTGTCCTCAGGACCCATGTGGGGTGTCGTCATGAAACGATGCATCAGCCACACACAGACGTGATTGAACAAGTCCGAAGACACAATGCGATCAGGATCAATTGCTGGAATCTCCAGCAACTTCTCTTCCAACACCACATCGTTGATCTCAAAGATCTCAAACCACTTATCGCGGTCAGCAGGAGTGAAGCGAACGACCTTCACTCCAGTCAAGTGCCCACCAAAGAACGTCATGTGTTCTTCGTTCTTATTGACAAATCCTACCACGAAGTCAGAGATCTTCTTGGCCAAGTGTTTATCAAACAACAGGTGAGCACATTCGTGGTCGAATAGAGCCCGAATGTTGAGCATTGCTTTAAGTCCCGCTCAGACCGTGACGGATCTTGAGCCAGTTGGCAAAGCCTTCGATACCGTAGACCACCACCACACCAGGCATCTTGCCGTAGATGCTTTCAGCACCAGCCTTCAGCTCATCACTGAAATCAGGCTGTGTGTTGTTTTCCAGGTCTTGACCGACGTTCTCAGCAGTCAGGCCATCATCAGAAGTGGCAGTCACTGCTTTTTGGATGATCTCACCCAAACCGTCGTTGGCAGAGGTCGTCACCATCACCACCACCTCACGCTTGGAGTCAGCTGCTTTACCTGCAGCGTTCTCAATGCGGTCGACTTCTTGAGGAGAAGTCACACTCTCCTCAGGCA